AAATACTGAGCAGGAGCAGTAAGTCCGTTTATTGCCCCAATACCTGTAGTAAAGGTTGTATGGACCTCACCTACATACCCATTCTGAGTGTATAGGGTTACTGTCTTACCGTTTGTGTTTTGGATATAAAACTGAATTATAATCCGATCTGTGACCGCTAAAGCAGTAGTAGGAATAGATACAGACCAACTATATAAATCGATAACACTTCCATTTGTTATCTGCTCAATTGGTGATGTTGCTATAGTTGTAATAGTAGAACCATCCCACTTTTCAACTTGCACATAAATCTCGGCATTATTAGAGCCACCACCTGTTTCACTCAAATAAGCATCAATACTCCAAACACCAGCAGGTATTTGTAAAAGTCCTGGCTTTCCAGGATCAGTAATGAAGTTAGCAATGTTACCTGTAGTTGCTCTTGTAAAGTTGGCGGCTGTACCTGTGTTGGCAGTATCACCCAGCTCATACATAGTAAAACCTCCAAAAGTACCCATTGAGACTCCTCCATTAAAGTAGTAGATTTTACCACCACCGCCACCACCTGGAGAGCCTGTACTATCATTAAAAGCCCAAGTATGAACTCCACCTTTTACATAAAAGACAGAATCAGACCCATTCTTTTTATAGACTTGAGTAACAAACTTGTTAGTGGTGTCAACCTTACGCAAATAAGGAGACAACATAGAAGCTGTATCTGAGATATTTAGCTTTAGGTTTATTCTATTAGATAAAGAAGTAGTATCTATAATAGTACCTCTTAACTTTATCCATTGTGTGCCTGTATAAGTGTAAACACTTGAATCAGAGGTATTATAAAATACAGCCCCAGCATTTGTAGAACCTCCAGTTCTTAGACTAGGAGTTGCACCTTTAGGGATGTGAAAAGTAGAGTCAAACATACCAGCTATCCACCGATATCTGCCATTTATGTTTGTGTAATTACTTGGGGCTTGTCCAAAAGCAACCTGGCTAATGACAAGCAAAATGATTAGTTTAAATATTCGGATCATATATGATATTTACTGATTCACCACTTAAAAAAGGATTATTTGGATTGAACATTATACTACCCTCTGAAAAGTTATACATATAAAACAAACCACCACTAACTAAAGTGGCATCAATGTCTGTCTCAGTATGTACTTGCCCACTTCTTGCTACCATCAATATTTTAACATATGCTATAGAAGCATCGTAAATTTCATTAAGTCCTGGACTTGGGTAATATGTTTGTTCAATTGTCATTAATCTTTCCACATTGCCCAAACAGTCTCGCTTGGATTAAAAGGTATATTTGAGTCAAAAGTAATAGTACCTGTAGCACTATTAAATAAAGCTATTCTATTGGTTGGAGAGCCTGAGGTAATAGGGTCATAAACTGTCCCTTCTCTTGCTATGGCAAGTATTGTCTTACCTTGTAAAGATTTACCATCAACACTTAACCCACTAATACTATTTGCTCCTGCTGTAGTTGACCAATAGTCAGAATCTACATTCTCATCAGATACTATTGAGGATGAGCTTACATCTATTGAAAAAGCTCCTGTCCCTATAATATTAACAGTACATTGCACAAAGCTCTGCACATCACCACTAATAGGTAAATTTTGTATTAAGGCATCCCCTTCTATTGTCTTGATGTCACCATCTAAGTTAGTAAACTCAAACTGCCAAGTCCTTGATGACCTTCTTACAGAGTCTTGTAATAAATAGAAAGGGCTAAATCTATCCCCATCATTATTAGTTACAAGAACTCCTGATGCTGAACCTGACCATTCAGTCCTCCTTACCCTTCTCTTAGTAAATAACCCATCATTGACTGAGGTCTTATTGATAATCTCATTAGTCATTTCAAAGGAACAGCTTTTAGCACAAAATACAGGGTAAAATGTGCCACTTACCTTTATAGAGGCTATCATATTTTGTCCCCTAACTACTTTTGGGTCATTCATCTTTGAATATATTTAAATGAGTGGCCAATATAGGTCTTAGGATAGTCTGTGTCACCAACCTCAACCATATACATATTCCATTCACAGTTGTCAGTATCTTGCTCAAAATGTAACACCATAAACTGTTTATCATCAGTTGCCGGATGACTGTCAGTCTGATAATACAAGTGTAATAAGTCAGGCAAATCAGGTAAATTAAGAGCATCTACTTTATCAGTATCTAAACCATCACAAGTAGCCTCAAAAGCACTGAATACTCTGTTATATTGATTCCATACAGCTTGATTCTGATGCTGACCATAAGGATAAAAAGCTGTAGAAGGACCGCCACCACCAGGCCAAAGAATAGAATCATAAAAGCTCTCTACTAACTCATAAGTAAAAACATTTATAGTTGTAGTGGCATCTGTCTCACTTACAGTAGTTTGCTCAAAGCCTAATGTAGTTTTATTTAAGGCATTAGAATAAGAAACCTCTACTATTCTATAAGTACCATTGTTGCTTGTAGTGTTAATAACTGAAACATAGTCATTAACATTAAAGTAAGGAGTCTGGAAACCATTTAAGGTTACCGCATTGCCATTAGCAAAAATAGCATTGCCACTATATCCAAACTCGGTCCCTGCCTTTTTCATCATTGCCCCTTTAATTTCTCTTTTGGGAGCATCAGTCATAAATACTGAATTTGATCTACTTGCAATGGTGTCAATAACTTGCTCACTCTTATGTCTCTGCCCACTAAATTTTTGATATGAACCATTAATTAATGGAACATAATCAAAGGTAAGATTTGCATACCAAATATTAACATCATCATTTCCTGAGTTAAGCTGATTAAACTGATTAACCCAAATATATAGTCTGCCATTAACAGGGGCAGGAGGGGCTTCCCAACTAACATTCTGCCATTCAGTAAGGTCTATGTCAAAGTCAACTGAAATAGATGCTTTTCCTGTGTTTGTGGTCCAATTCTGTGTGTCATACCAAGTGTAGTCTGTTGATCCTACTGTTGGAACTCCTAAAAGCCACCAAGAGCCATCATCACCATACAACACAGCCTTCATAAGGTCACAATTACCATTACCTCCAGGTCCTATGTTATTAGGTAACCTCCAATCTACACTAACTGAAAACTTATCTTTTTCTTGTATATAAAAAGCCTCACTCCTTGCATAGTTTACAAGGTTAAGGCTATATGATTGTCCTGTCTTAGGTGTTAAGACTATATATCTGTCAGTCTCATAGTCATCAGCATTATAGATTCTATGAATGGTGACTGTAGAGGAAGGGGCCGCATAAAAACCCGGCACACCTTGTATCATAGTCCAATTGTCTAACTTGTATATCTTTTCTAAGGGGTTTGTCTCATCTATTAAAGCACCCCTATCAAATGCTAAGTTTGTAATTATCTCTATTGGATAATCGAAGTCAAATGTCTGCTCAACAGATAAATAAGGCCTAATTAAAGAAAGTCTTGCATCATCATTCATAAATGCAATGTCCTGAGTAGAGCCAATATTTTTAGTATAGGTTTCTGTGATGTATTCTACAGGCTCACCATCTGAATCAAACTTACATATCCTAAAACTGCTATAACTTGCCTCATCTACTGACTTAATAAACCAAACATTCTTTTGCTGGCTTATAATACAAAACTCACCAAATATTTTTTCCAATACAGAGTAACAGTTCTCTAATGTACCAACTTGTTCCTCAAATGTCTGTGCATTTAAATAGACAGTATTATAAAAGTGATATAAAGCTGAGTCATAGATAGCATCCTCCTCTAATAGATTCATTTGCACCCAAATCTCTAACTCTAAGCCTGTCTTTTTTAATGCCCAACTTATGTACCTAATTAATGGATGATTATTAGTTAAAAACCTATCATCTTCATCTGTTAAAGGTGTATCTCTGAGAAAAGCTATGCCATCTGTAGCAATTAATGTTAAGACATTAGGATCAGGCTGAAAAGTCTGCCCTAAATCTGATAAAGAAAGCCATCCTGTAAATATTACATCTGACTCACTATTAACAGCAATCTCTACTTTATATTGTGTATCACCACCATCAGCAAAAGTCATAGCACTTACATTAGGAGTTGTAAATATCCTTAATGTGCAACTTTTACTTTTAATGGGAGTAAACTTATCTTCTGAATTGTCAACAGTCTGTAAAACTACAGGAGCATCAGCAAGCTCTAACTCAACCTCAGAACCATCAAAGACAGCAGTATTGGTAATAGTCAGATAAATAGTCTGCTCATTGGCACTATTATCTGAATAGTCCACTTGTGTATTAACAAAACTGCCTTTGTAGTAATTAGCCATTAACTCTTAATTGACTTCTTTGTGTTCTTGCGTAAGCTAAAATTATGTCTTGTCCTCTAAGTACAGAACCTCTGCCACTATCACCTCCCCTGCCACTCATAAATGACCCTACTGAGTTATTAGGTACAATTCCTCCACTAACCTGTGGAACAAACAACTCAGGACCTCTTTCACCCACCAAGTAAGGTGTTCCACCACTAACAGGACCTCCTAAAGCTCTTGCTTGTATGCCTTCAGATAATGATGACCGTAATGCAGAACCAACAGCAACTAAAGCAATACCAGCAGCTAATGCTGCTCCAGGGTTAGTAAATAAAGTGGCCAAAGCCTCTTTAGCAATCTTGGCTACTCCTGATATAATTATTAATTGCTTACCTATTGCCTCTAATCCTGATGCTATAACATTTCCAAATGCTTGAAATGCTGTTTGTAAATTTCCTCCAGTTAATGCGGCTCCAATAGCTTCACCTACTGATGCAAGTCCTTGAACTTGTATATTCGCAAGACTACTATTGACAGTTTGTGTAAATTCATCTAATCTTTTCTCTCCCTCTTTAATCTTTTCATTAAATTGGTTACTTAAAAACTGTAACTCAGGAGATATTTTTGCATCAACCTTAATAGGTTTTAATTTCTTAAACCCTTCTTGTATTTTATTTTGTAATTCCTCAGTAAATATTCCCCCTTTACCAAATAAATCAGCCTGCTGAGCTTCTTCAAGTGTTAATTTACTTATGCTAACAATAGGTTGTAATTCAACATTAACTTTGCCCTTAACCTTAGTTCCAACATTACCTAAAAGATTAGTTGATTTTAAGGCTTGCTCATTAAATTGAGTGGTAATGTTTGTGACTTCCTTAGTAATTCTTGCATAATCTTCCTGACTTTGATTAAGTGTTTTTAATGCTTTATCTCTGTCAATTATAAAGGATTGACCTTTACCTAACTCTTGTTCTCTAAGTGATAATTGTGGCCTATTTATAAAAGCCGCTTGAGCTTTATTATATGCTAATTGTGCCTCAGTAACTTGTTTTTGTGCTGCTGCCTGATTAATTAATAAAGTAGCAGCTCTATCTGCATATTGATTGGCTAATGCCTGAGCAATTAACCCCTGTGTATATTGATTGACTAATTCTGTGGCTCTTGCTGTTGCTATATTGGTTAAAGTAAGTTTCTGACCATAGTCCCCTAAAATGTCATTAGCCTTTTTTAAGGCCTCATTACGTTGTTCTAATGGAAGATTGCCATTCTTAGCAATCTCTACAAATTTCTGTAATTGTAGGCCTGTAGATAAGGCTGAGGCTTGTGCGCCATCTAAAGACTTCTTAAACTCAGCAACATCATCTTTTGCTTTCTTAGCTGCTGCACCTGATCCAAATAACTCTTTACTAAAAACAGTTACTAAAGAGGTAGCGGCTGCAAATGCTAAACCAATGCCAGCAGGACCCGCAATGGCTCCTAATAATCCCTTAAATGCACCACCAACAGAACCTGTCTGAGATTTTAGTCTCTGAAAGTCATCAAATAAAGGCTGTAAGTTGTTTGAGATGGCTATAAAACCAAAAGGAGCATCTTGAACAATTCGACTAAGATTACCGACTGCTGTTGTAGCTTGATTAGCAGATTGAGGTAATTTGTTTAAACTAGCAGCAGCTTGATTGACTGCTCCTGTAACTTTAACACTACCCTGAGCAGTTTGGTCTAATTCAGTTTGTATCTTATTAAGACCAGCAACTGCATTACTAACATTTGCCCCTATTTGTATCTGTAACTCAGCCATTCTGCTTTATTCTTTTAAGGGCTTCCTTTTCCCTTTTAGCTTTCAATAAGGACTTAATATCATCTTTAGATAGCTCACCTTGTTCTTCCAATTGCCAGCTATCCATCACGAATCTTGCCCCATTTCCCTTACCTATCAATGCCTCACATATCAAGGCAGTCTGAAACCTAACCAGGATTGATTCATTTTTGACTTTCTCAACATACCCTTTCCTTAAGAGTAAATACTCATCAAAAGACAAATCATAAAACTGATGCGGAAGTAGGCCTATCTGTCCAAATGCTTCCGACCTCAACTCATCCCAGGTCAGGGTTTTGCCTGGGCTTACTTTTCCCCCTGCTCTTTGGGTTTGTTAACTTCTACAAACTTATTGATTAAATCTGCTGCCTCATTCTCATCCATACTACCTACCCAATCTTGCACCTGTTCAATGGTTACAAATTCTGAGTTGTTAGTTACTTTGTTATGGCAGTTTATACCACCATAAACAAGGCCGCAAATAAAGTCAAATTGCTTGTTTGGTTTACTTAGAAGCTCAGACATTAGTAATGGATCGGAAGAAGTGGCTTCCCCATAAAACTTAGAAAACCACATCTTGCCTACATCCAATATTCTGTCTTTACCTCCAATGCTGTGTGTGATTGTTTTCATAGTGATTAGCTTGCAGGTTCAGTATCAATGTCTCCTTCAATCTCAATAGTCATTGTGAACTTAGCAGTCTGACCGCTAACATTCTGCTGACCAAGAGAAGCTATCCAGCCATATCCACCGTGATAAACGGTTTCTGCTGAATCTGTCAAATGCCAATACTTTTTAGTATTGTTAGCATAAAGAGTCTGAAAATCATTGAATGATGCTTCATTAGCATCAGGGGCTGTGTCAACCACAGCATTCAAAGTGAATCGGTTGTTTTGGGGACCTAATGTCTTTAGGGTTCCACAATTTGTTTCATCACTTACTACGTTGCGGCTGCCATCAAAGGACCCCTCTGATTGGCAAACAGCCGACTTTTTTGCACCAGAAGGTGTGTCAGAATACTCAATGAACATCACACTTCCACTAATTGTTGTAGGATCTGCCATTTTTTGTTTATTTAATTTTGATTTATAATGTGTTCATATCTAACTAATAACCTAAATAGTTTACCACCACCATCATCTTCATAAAATTCAGACTCAGATTGTATTGTAACCTGAGTGACTTGATGGTCAGGTAAAACAAAGATATTACTGTTAGGGCTTGGGATTAATACTAAATTAATCTCGTTTAATATATCATAAGCAGTCTTACTATTTGCTATGTTGGTGAACTTAGTTACAATATCCAACACAATAATAGCAGACTGAAAAAATGCTGAATTATTTAAGTCTGTCTGAGATGCACCTTCACTTCTAATAAGTATATAGTTGCCATTCTCTGATAAAGGTACAGCATCTTTATAGACTGTTCTGTTGGTCACCAAATTCTTGATTTGTGTGTACCATTGAGTCTTTAAATCATATAGGACCGACTTATATCCCATCTAATAATGCTGTTACTCTGTTAATTAATTTTGTCCTTACAGGTGTTATCTGCTTAAAGAAAAATGGTTTCGGACTTATACCATTTTTGTATATAGACCTAGCAATGAAAAATGCTGCCCTATCTATTTCCTTGCCACTTGCTATCCCTTTTCTCTTAACCCAACCTTTTATGGCATCTATTAGCTTTAATGTTCCACTACCCTTTGCGCCTCTATATTGTGCAGCAAACTCCTCTGTCCCTGGGTATGGGTTAAATTTAGTTTTTGTTCCAAATTCTATAAATGCCGCATAAAATGCATTTGCAGATACAACATAAGATAATTCACCTTTAGGCTCATAACTTATTGACCTTAATAAAGTCCCTCTATCACCACCTTGTGTAGAAAGGTCTCTTTTTGCCCCTGCAACAAACTCCATAGCTGCTGCTTCTAATTCTGCATCCACTAAGGTTTTAACCTCTGCACTTGCATTCTCTATTCTCTTTTGCAAGCTATCCAATCCTATGACATTTACTTTTATCAAGCAGGCTCAGCTTGTATGTAAAGAATAGTATCGGCAGGGTTCCATTGAAAATAAGGGTCAACAGGACTAACATCTAATAAATAATTAGGTCCAAAAATACTCGTTTGCTGTAACCTGTATGATGTTATTTGAAAATATTGTGAGTTTATAGGATCGGCATTCATAATATCTACAAATTGCCCTATACCTACTGCTAAATCTAATTTGTCACCATTTACATTGTATGGGTAACATCCATTGTCAACTATTGTGTAAGATAAGACACTATTCTGAATATTGTATTCATATATCCTAAATGTTCTTATACATAATCTCTCACAGGTAACATTCGCTGTATTTGTTGGTGTTATTGGTGTTGGGCTATCAGGAGCAATCAAATACCAACTAACAATCACCTCATCTGGAGGTGTTAAATATGGGTAATATCTTTCATTGCCAGGCCCTGGTCCTAAACTTATTTGCTCATTAAACCTATTGATATAGTTTGTTCCATTTAGGTTTAAAACTGAATATCTGAGTAAATTTCCATTAAGGTTACCATCTGTAAATGTAAATACTCCAGTAACTTGATTATAGGTAACAGTCTCAAAATTCTGTGTTGTTCCTCCTGTGGTTCCTGTGCTAGTTTCAAATATGTTAAAGGCAGTTATTAGGTAGTTAAACCTCTTTTCTTGTATTCTTTGCACATTAGTGACAGCATAAGTTTGGCCAAAGTATTGAATCTTGTAGTCTCCTGTAACCAAATAACCCCTAAAATTTATCTTAAAGGTTTTGGAATCAGTCATATCAGTCCTACCTAATTCTTGGTTTTTGCTTCCTCCACTATCCTCAATTTCAGCCCACATTTTATAAGTGGTTTGGACAGCTTCAAGAGCATCACCATACACATCAAAAGACTGATTGTATTGTATTAGCTTTATAGGTTTAAGATTTCCTATCATCCTATCCAATTACTTGTTTTATACTTAGCAGCTAAAACCATTGCCTCTTTGCTTAACCCTTCCTTATTCTCATCACCTCTGTTAATATAACGATAGGCAATCTCTTTATACATTGCATCTTTAAGGCCTTTTGGCAAAATTGGGTATCCTGACTCATATTTCATAGTCATATTTTCCCAGTTAGGGTATTTTAATATCCTATTGTTAAAAGACATCTTATAGTCATCTGTACTTAAAGAATCACCTTCATCATCCCTTAAATACTCAATCAAACTTACAGGACCAAAAGGAATCTCAAAATTCCCTGCAAGGTTTGTAAATTCAATTTCCCAAGTCTTAGGGATAAAACTCAATCCTGTGTACTCCTCTAATCTCTCCCTGGCAGATGTAATGAGGTCATCAATAATCTCATCATCATCATCAAAGTCTGAGGACAATGATTCGGTAGAATCTATAAAACCCTCAATCCTAAGGTATTGCTTTACCTCAGCAAGTGTAACAGGTTCTACAATTCCAGACTCCTCAGTCTGATCCTGCCAATCAATTAGTAAGTTATACAACATAATAAGTATTTAAAAAAAGGGCCGGCCGAAACCGACCCCTATCACCACATCAACCACAGCTTAGAATGATCCGTAAATCAAGGCATCTGTTCTCATAATGTTGATGTCCTCAAAACACTCAACACGAGCAGTTACCAAGTTACGTTGGAAGTTGTCGCTGTCCTCATAAGAGAACTCAACACGCAATCCTTCAGTCTCAACTCTTTCAAGGTAAGAAGCATCTACGATAAGAGCTTTATCGTTAGTAACCCAAGATGCACCAATTACAGGTACACCTGCAATACGGATATTTCCGTTAGGGTCAATAATAACACCACCGGGTACAGAGTAGTCAGCAGGCTTAGTCTTTAACAAGTCAGCCCATTGAGCATAAGATACTAAAGCAAAAGAAGCCTCAAAGTTTGCATCCAATTGGTTTGCAATCCAGTCAACTAACTGCTCAGCATCAACAGAAGCAGCAGTAGTTGTGCTACCAGTTGCAGCAGTAGATACAGCAGAGAAGAAAGTGCTATTCTCTTTCTTGTAGAAGTCACGGAGCAACATTCTCTGAAGTGTATTCTGTAAGAAAGGAAGTTGGAACATCATTTGCTTAGAGAAACGAGCAAAACCAGCAATGTAGTCAGATACAACCTTAACTTCTGTAAGGTCATAATCAATCTGAGACTTTAGGTTTCCTTCAGTTTGAATTCCGATAGAACCTTCAGTTCCTGTCTCACGGTAAGTAACATACAATCCAGTAGGACTTACAGCAGTTGGGATAAGGTCACGGAAATTTACCTTCTGAGCAGGTACTAAACCTTGACGAGTGTTGTAAGTAGCAACACCATCACCAGTTAGGTTAGCAGAAGTTGTCATTGTACCTACAGCTTTAAGGTCAATTGTCAACTTTGCATTTTTGTTCTTTTGGAACTCTTTGATTTCAGCTTGCTTAGCTTCAAAAGCCTCAGCCATTTGCTCAGAGAAAGCATCACCGAAAGACTTAGTTTTGTTGTTTACAGTCTTTGCAGCCTTCTCAGCAATCATTTGATCAAGAGCAGCCTGATTTTTCTTAGCAGCCTCATCCATAGTAACTACAGCAGCTTTTACTTCAGCTACTTGTGTTTTAACATCTGCAATAGCAGCCTCATTGGCAGCTTTCATCTTTTCAACAGACTCAGTAGCAGATTTTACTGAGGCTTCGATGTTTTTTAATTCTTCCATTGTTAGGAATTTAATTTGTAAATAAAATTGTTCAATGTATGCTTAAGGTCACTTACATCAATCACCGGCTCCTTAGTTTCTGCAACTGCTATAGCGGGTTGCTCTACAACAGGAGTGGCCTCAGTAGATAAGAGTGACTTAATTGCTTCATTAACTTGTGCAAAGCGAATCTCTATAAACTCAAAAGCCTCATCAGTAAATCTACCATCTTTTAGGCTTTTAATTAATAGATTAAGCTCTTTGCTTAGTTTTTCGTGTTGATCTGTGATTTCCTCTTTAGTTAGACCTTTGCCTACATTCAGAGTTGGTGTGTTAGGGTTAGCTCCCCATAATACAGCAGAACCTTCAAACAAAAGAATCTCTTTAATAAGATTATACTCCTCTGCTTGACCTTTCTGTTGTGCTTCAGCTTTAATTGTTCTAAAGCCTACAGAGTGCTGATTAATATGCCCAGACTTGTAAAACTCTAATACATCATTTCCCCAAGTTGTGTTAGGGACATCTGTAACCCCTACTAGGTAGTTATCCTCTACATATAACTCAGAGAATTTACCAATAGCTGATTTTAGTGATGGGTTGTGGTCTGTTAAGTGCCAAATTAAATTAGCACCTTTGGGACCTCTTTCAGCCATAGTTTTATTGTAAGCTCCGTGGTCAATGACATCATTGTCAAAGTCCTTAGAACCCATTTGGCTAATGGCTACCTTTACTTTTCGTGAAGTTTCTGATACATCTCTTACTGAGTCTGCTATCAGTTTTTGCTCAAAATATCTTTTCATAGTTTCTTTCATTTAGGGAGGGTTAGGTCTGGTTCTTGTTTCATTGTTGCAGTATTGGCTATTGCCACCTAATCACCTCCCAATTATGTTCTGATTAGTTGTCCTCTGCTGTCTCTTTTAGGTACTACTATATAACTACACCTACAATTAATAACCATTGCTGCTGATCCTCCAGGAGCTAATGGGTACTCAATTTGTTCACCACTTCTTGGGTCTGTGAAGTTGTCATAAAAGTCAACTACTTGCCCATCCATATGATAGTGGTCTTTAGGTTGCTCAGGTTTAAAACCCCTGGTCCGTGAATCTCTAAAAGCTATCCACTCTTTGACCATTTCGTAATTAAACCCCTCTGCTGCTGCTTTTACACCTGTGTTGGCTGCTCTACCTACCTCAGTTCTGATTATTCTTTCAGCTTGCATTGCAGTAAACCCTGATGTCTCAAATAACTTAACAATCTCATCTACAGTCAACTCCTTTGAAATTGCTGACTGTAATACTAAGATTAAATGATTTCTAAGTGTTTCAGAGGTTTTTACTACTGCATACTGAAGTAAAGTCTTTTGCAGCTCATCTTGTATAAACTTAATCCAAGCCTCATCTCTACCTATTCCCTTTTGGGCAATTTCTCGCCTAATCTGTTTATAGGTTTCGTTGGCATAGTAAAC